TGGGTAGAAGTGTAGTCCGATGGCATTGCTGCTCGGAACGACGGCTCCCGATATGATGTTGTTTCCATAGAGAAGGCTTCCTGCGACAGGTTCGCGGATGCCATCAATGTCAACTGGTGGGGCCGCAATGAATGCAATGATAAAGCAGATGCTGGCTGCCAGCAGGCACGGAACCATAAGTGTCCCAAACCAACCAATATAAAGACGGTTGTCGGTCGAAGTGACCCAGTTACAAAAAAGCTCCCAAGGATTATCTTGAGAGCGGGGTGCTGCGATAGCAGTTGTCATTTGAAGTTAGTTAAGTCGAGTTACCTTTACCCGTCCAACTCCAGAGCCAGTAAGACCGATGGCATCAGCCGCACCTTTACTGAGATCCAATCCTCTATTGGAATAATAGGGACCACGATCATTTACCCTCACAATGGCACACCTCTGAAAACATACCTTAAGGCGTGTTCCAAACGGGAGTGTCTTGTGCGCTGCAGTAAGGGATTGTTGATTAAAACGTTCTCCATTAGCTGTAAGGTTCCCGTGAAAACCAGGACCATACCATGAACTAATGACTGACAGAGTAGTTAGAATAGGAAGCATAATAATAAAGCAAAGAACTTTAATATTGCTTACTCCTACTAATCCGACAATACACGCGCAGTATTGACGGATCTACCAATATTAGTAACCCTTCTTAGTGGAGGGCTTCATTTGCATTTTCTTTCCAGTTTTAGCGGCTGCCTTTTTAGCAGCAGCTTTACCAGCAGGAGTATAGGGAAACTCCTTATTACCGACTTTAGGCATGATAGTTACTTTTTCTTTTTAGGTTTGGATTTACCAGCACTATTAAGTGCAGCAGCAACAGCTTGTTTCTGAGGNTAACCTTCTGCTTTCATCTTACGGATGTTAGCAGATACAGTCTTATCAGATGAACCTTTCTTGAGAGGCATNAGAAGATACCNGGAATNATTTGACCAGTCAAGACATAAGCACCAATAGCAGCCACGAACCCAAGCATAGCAAGGCGACCATTGAGGAGTTCAGCACGTTCGTTATGAGGCACGGTGTAATCTTTATCAGTGTACATGATGGGTTCTTTGGCGAAGATGTTTTGTTGGTTGCGGTCGTTGGTGGTTACGGTCATTAGAATTGAAGATTAGAACGTTCAAGTTTATCCGCTACATCAGCACGATAAGCTGGGTCTCGATCATAACGTGGATCACTCATAGCAGCAACAAGTTCTGCTTGAGAGCGGAATGCATCAGCTGTATTACGTGGTGATTGACCAGTCAGTAGATCACCATCATAACCAATAGCATCTTGATAGCGTGCATTCAATGCTTGTACCGCAAAGAACATAGCAAGCGGATCACCACGATCCATCACTGTATCATACATGCCGACCTCTTGTTCAGAGAGGTTCTGACTTGCCCATTGAATCATGCTTTGATACTCTTCAGTGCCACCAACTGATGCTTGGATCTGTTCAATGTCACCAGCTGTAGCTTGTACTGTTTGAGCATTTCCTTTTTCAAGGAACATGTTAGCCACATCAACAGGGCTCATGCTTTCTACTTTACTAACAAGTTCTGGATCCCATTCACCAGTACGATAGGACTCCATGATGTAATCATAAAGGTCCATCTCCTCGTTAGTTTGTTCTTCAACCTGTTCAGCTTCCTCACTGGATTGCTCTTGCTCTACATCTTCTTGTTTACCACTAAGGCGTTTCTGTAGTTCAAGGTAACCACGCTCTAGTTCTTCAGCTGAACGATACTTACCAGCCAGGAGTTGATCTTCTTGTTCAGCTAGACGTTCACCAACTTCCAGTGAATCGAGTTCTTCAGCAGACAGTTCACCGTCTACTAGTTCGGAGGGATTAATCGTAATTTCGTTTGCCATTTGCTGTGATAACGGTTAGATTTCCAAGACCAATAGTCTTGACAAAATCGGGGGAACGACCGATGGTGGGTTCACCAATCTTACTGCGCTTCATGTAAGGCATTTCAGATTGGGTTTGTTGCTCATCAACCTGGTCAACCGAAGGGACTTCCTCCGGGGATGTTTGTTTCTTGCTCGATCTCGGGGTTTTCGTTGGTGATTGCTTGTTCATTCAATTGATTCATCATTTGTGGATTTTTGGTGGGATCCATCAATGGAGCCTTAGCCATGTTAGGAGCCTGTCTAATGAGCTCCATCTCTTGTTCCTGCTGTTGCATACCATCTTGCTCCTCTTGTACTTGACTCATTGATTTAACAAGGTTAAGTACATCAATACCTTGAGCAGCAGCAAGACGCTTCACTGCCTCATCAACATTGAGATAAGTAGCAAGTGCTTCAGGTCCAAGTGTTTGTGCAATAGTAGTGAAGAACTGAGTCAACGATTCTCGATCCTGTCCTCTACCAAGTGCATTGATACCAGCAACAATAGTAGGTCGCACAAGATCCTTGGGAATCTTAGGAATGTCGTTGTTCTTTTGAAGTACAGAAAGCTTACGGTTAAGATAAGGCACAAGGAACTCAACAGTCAACAGGGAGAATAGTCCACCCAACTGTTGCTCTAGTTCCATCTGTGTCATGCGTACCTCTTCTGCAGTAGTACGCTCACTGTTTCGTACATTCAGGATGAGGAATGCTTCACTCAACCTACGTTCAAGTACACTAGCCATCTCCATAGCAGTCCTGAAGTCAGCTGTCTTACCAACTTGTACAACACTGATATCGTCAGGACGCCCCTGAATGATGGCTCCGTTGCCCGCAGAGGCCAGTGTCTGCGGCTTAGTAGTACTAGAGGGGGATACGGTAAAGACCACCTTAGCGGCGACTGCAGAGCCCTCTACGAGTGCTTGCATAAGAGCCTCCAAGGAGCGGAGATCACCAAGGAACTCCTCTACCCTACCTCTACCAAACGACTCCCCATCTACTACATTAAACCTCAACACCAACCAAGGGTTAGCATCAATAGGTGCCTTGCCTTGTGAGCCAGGAATGATTTTATCGGCTACCTCTTGGTGCCAGATGAAGCGGTTGTTATCCCGCCGTACATGTGTGTAAACATCTACATCCTCATCATTCTCAGAACCCTCCTCACCTGGTGCATTAACAGGAAGGATCGTATTAAGAATGGGGGCGAGTAGTTTACGACTGATGCGTTCTCGTGTGACGATCTCTAAGACCTCACCGTTACCATCTCTATCTACGACATACCTATTCAATGGGTATAGCTTAAGTCCCTTAGGGCCCATATAGATCAACGCATTACCACCAACAACCAAATGCTTGAGTGCTTGGTGTACTGTAACGCGATCACTAGATGCCGCTATAATTTCCATCACTGACCTCTCCATCTTAGCGAAGGAAATGTCTAGGTCTGAACGTGCTTCTGCAGGAAGGTCTACACCGATCTTTGAATCATCAATCTGTAGCTTAAAGAAACTGGTTTGAGGAGGCAGCAGAGCTAGCATCAATTTAGATGCCAGAGTGACTACCCCCTTTGCGCCAACACTTTGCCATGGTGTAACCAACCTCAGGTTAGTTGACCTACCTACATCATCATCCTCTTGGATCAAGGTAGGTAGTGTCAACTCAGAGCACTGTACAGCTGTATCGAGAAACGTGGAACGATATTTACTTAGATAGTCGTACCGTGATTTAGCTGTCATTGTTATTAGTTGTTATTAAGTTCCGTATCTCCAACTACCAGTTGGTGCGATACGTTGTGATGCAAGACCTTGTGCTTTACTTCCAGCACGCTTACGGCTACTCCTTCTTGTTTTAAATCCAGTAGCCCAGTTGGAAAGCTCTTCTCCGACACTAGGCATGTTGATGTTAATATCAGGTTCAGGCAATGGTTCGTCCATCATCGGAGGCATGTAATCACTCATTGGTGAAGTAGTTGAAGTGCTACCCATGTCGGTACCCATGTCAGCAGCACCTCCACGGCCACGACGTCCACGCTTGCCTTTACCTTTACCGCGACGGATGTTCATACCACCACCGCCTCTACCCATACCAAGTGGGTTACCACGGCCACGACGTGATTCAATGAGAGGCATCGTTTCACCATCAAGTTCATAAGTACCAGAGTACATCTGACCCTTGCTTGGTTTAACGTTACGAATACCTGACAGCCCATCACCGCCAGTCATCATATCCATGAACTTGTTGTAACCCGAACTGTTGTAGGCACGATTGGAGCGGTTAACAGCACCTGCACCAAGGGAGAACCCACTACCCAAAGCTTTGCTCAGTACTTTATCGTAGTCTTGACCAGTAGCACGAGAAATCCTACGTGCTTCACGAGAGCCAAGCACGTTGTCACCACCAATACGCAGACCACCCATGATGGACTTCACACCACTGTAGTCCTTACGAGCAGTTGCAGAGGGGGTTGCTGCAGATCCAGAGGAGCCATAGAGTTTATCCAATGAAAAGGCACTTGCATCTTTACCAGATTGTGCGATAGCTTGATCCATCCCAACATTGGTAGGATCTGAACTACGATACCAAGCACGTACATCTTCGTCAGTACCACCACCTGCTGCCCATACTCCACCACCAGTTGCAGC